ATTTTCATATCTGTATCCTATGGTTTACAATCTGTCAGTTATGTTGCCGATAAGTAACAGGTTTTAGTTCAAAACTAAACTAAAAGTGTAGACTTACGCATAAAATTAAACTCAAACATCCGCCAAAGCGACTTTATTGAACCACTTTGCAATATAGTAGAGATTAAATTGAAGTGCCAAGGTAAGTTGCCTTAACACCACCACCAAATTGTACCTCTACAGCACAGTCTTGCGCGTTGCTTCCATTAAAAAGCTTCCATACTCCCCAACCCATAGAAACAACCGCTATTAAAATTAAAGTGCTTATAATTACTACGGCTCTATCTCCACTTGAGTCTTTTTTGCAGTCACACGACCTGCCTTGATTGCAGTTTTGATTGCAGTTTTGATTGCACGGCATATTAGTTTCTCCTTGTTTGTCTGCCCATTTAGCTATTTGCTTGCCACGTTTAAAGAATGCTTTAGTCATGTTTTTAACGCTTCACGTTAAACATCATCATAGTGCAGACCATCGTTCCCATTTTGGGAGATATTGTCTATACGGTCTTCATCCCAGTTAAGCTGGCAACCAGTCCAAGCACACTCTTTCGTAGTGCTTAAAGTCTTGCCACACACATTGCAAATTGGGTCTTTCTTCTTACGAAAGATACGGTCAAAGCCTTCATCAAACTTTTCTTTTTGTTCTTTGCTGCCAATCTTACTTACTAGGCTATCTCCAGTTACAGGGTTGCTAGACATAGGTAAACTCCATAAATTTATTGGTTTCAAAAGAAGGTCGTGCCATTTAACTTTCATAACACGACCTATACGCTAGAATGGTATATCTGATTCTACGTTATCCATAAAATGCTCAACCGTATGTGGCTTGCCTTCAATCTTAACTTCTGCCTTACCACCCAGCAAACTTACTGTGCTAACACGGCACTCTAGGCTTGATTTCTCTGTGCCATCCTTTGCTTTGTATGGGCGCATACTGATCTCGCCTGTAACACCTATCTGTGTGCCTTTTAGAAGCATTGGCGCAAGTATTTCTGCACGTTTTCCCCATAAATTGCAGTTTAACCATGTGGTCGTGGCTTTATCGCCATAACCTGCAGTTAATGATAGTGAAAAGTTGCAGATTGCATCTTGGTTTGCCGTGTAACTTAATTTTGCGTCTTGTCCTAAGCGACCTGTTGCGTTTAGATTATTCATTTTATTTCCTTTAGTTTAGTTGTTAAATCTGACACTTCTGTTAAAAACAATTTTACTGCATTTTGTACTTCATCTATGTACTCGTAATCTCTTTCAACACGAACTACAAACAATGCTAGGTTATCACCTACTGTTGGGCAGTAGCTAACAAAGTCACACCACTTAGCACCGGTACAAGCCATCTGCCATTGCATCTGCGGTATGTATTTGCTAGGTGCTTTGCCGGACAGTAGCGTATCTATATGATTGGCTGCCGTAGGGCATTTAATCTCTACTAGACCATCAAGACCTACAAGACCATCTGGACTAGCGCCAGACATCTCAATGCTTGGGTGATCAATAAAGCCTACCTCGGTTACCGTAACACCTTGCTTAAACTCGTATGCTGCTCTGGCTAGTGGCTCAAGCTCAATGCCTCGCTCCATGTGTGAGTTAGTAAAGCCTTCCTCACGTTGACCTGTTAGACGTTGACACACAAGCTCCATGCGATAATTCTTACGACTAGCAGACTCACCTGTCTTGATGGTGGCTAACACGTCTGCAACACGACTGGCTGTTACCTTGCCAATGCGTGATTCAAACCATTCTTCTGTACCTTGCATTATCTAATCCTTGGCATTGGTTTTGAAAGCAGCCATTTGTGACCTAAATCTTTTAGAGCTTTTGCTATCTTAGCATCACGGTCTGCCATCTCTTTTTGGCTAGGTGGCTTTAAGCCGTATAGTGATTTAATAATCATTGCATTATCCTCATTGATTTTAATATTGCATCATCAATTGCTCTGTCTAATTCTTCACCATTTATTTCTGAAGCATATCCATTACCATTACAGAATAATATTGACTGTATATGCTCTGTACCACAATCCATATCATCTGAATCATAATTAGGAATTGAATGTAAGTAATTAGCATGATGGTCACGCAGCCAACTATATCTTGCTGCATCAGATACTAAATCCTCCATATCTTTTTCGGATAATGTTACTTTTGTTTTTTCTATAATCATGCTGCCATCCCTTCAAATAGTGCTTTCATTTCGTCTTTTGCTTGCGTTACAGGTGCTGTGTATGCTGGGTTAGATTTAACTGTGTTACGCACATCTATAAATACTTTTTGCAACTCTGCCATTGTTTTAGCATTACGAATCATAGCGACATAAACATCTACTGACTCAAGTTCTACAGACGGGAGATCCTCGCCAGCATATATGTATAATCCAAGACCGTGTAGCGCAATTGCTTTAACTAGGCATCTCTGTATTGATGTGTTGATTTGAAAAGCATTTGGTACTGGGATTGTTTTGTTATTATTATCTAGCACCGGATGGATTTGGCTTAGTGTAATGCCATCTACCGTAACAGCTACCTCAACAAAATAACCACACTCTGTTTTGCAGAACGGTAAGCCATCAGTCTTAATAACTTCCCATGTAGCTGTTGGCGATGCCTTGCGTAACTCTGCTACAGCCCATGCCCATGATAGGTAAGTAAACTGACCCTTCTTCTCTACGTGCTGGTTTACATCTATACTGCTTAGTGTTTTAAATACCGACATTTTCTTCTCCTCGTAATTCGTTTAATTCTTTATTAGCACATTCTATTAAATACTCTAGGTATTCTTCTAGCTCTATAAAATCTGTGTCTTGGCGATTGTCTTCCATTTAAGCCACCAATTTTTTTAACATACATTCAGCATGATAAACTTGAGCCAAAGTGTAATAGCATGAGTGATAAACAACATTTTGATAAATTTCAATTTGCATTGCTTTTGATAAAAAAGAAGTTGTTGGCATATTAAGCTCCTATTAGTAAGTAAGTAAACGCTAACAATAAAACAGCACACACAAAACAGATACCTTCTATCCATGGTGTAAGGTCTGTTTTAGGTTTGTAATTTTTGTAATCAGTCATCTTTATTCTCCTGTTCACGTTTAGCTAATTTAACTTCTAACTCTTCAAACTCTTTACGCATTGCTTGTATTTCTTTTATTATCTGCTCAAGTTTTGGGTCTTTTAGGTCATTAGTGTGCATTACGAGCCTCCCTTGTTTCACGGTCACATTTAGCTTTGAATAAGCAAACAGATGCTTCTATCTCAGCAACTCGTGTGTATACCTTCTCAACCATTTGATATTGGTTAAGTAAGGCGCAAGCTAGTTTGTAGGAATTGTAGGTAGAGTTGACAACTTTACCGTTTTCTAAGATATCCCACTTTTGTTTTGGGAATTTTGTAGATTTGATTGTGTACATTTTTATCTCCACCGTTTCTATTAGTTAACCGCATAATTTGCTGCGATGTGTAATAATCGCATATAATAAATACACGGTCAAGTATTATTTCTACAAAAAGTGAAAATAATTATGAAAATATCAGAACATCAAGAACAGGTCATGTTAATTACTTGGTGGAGAATGCAATACAAGCAATACAAGTATCACTTATGGGCGATTCCTAACGGTGGGTCTAGGCACATAGTAACGGCAGTCAATTTAAAAGCAGAGGGAGTGCTTGCCGGAGTCAGCGACCTATTCTTAATGATTCCTAAAGGTGAGTACCACGGAATGTTTATTGAGATGAAGGCAAAGTCTGGCAGCGTATCGGATAAGCAAAAAGAGTTTATGGCTGCAGCTAGTTCAATGAACTACCTAGCTGTTGTCTGCTACGGATTTGATGAAGCTAAAAAAGAGATTACAAAATACTTGCAAGAAGGTAAAAGTTAGTTTAAAGTAACGCTATCACTTGACGGTGAACATCGGATAAACCTTAGTCAACACTCTGCTGGTATCCGCCAGTCCGTCAACATCCCTAAAAAAGATGAGAGTGTTGTCTAAGGTTTTTTTTTGGAGAAAACAAATGAAATGGTTTAAACATGATTCAGATTCAAGTAATGATGCAAAGCTAAAAAAACTACGCTTAAAGTATGGCGCACAAGGTTATGGCATATATTGGTATTGTTTAGAGCTGATTGCTAGGAATGTTGAAAAGCATAATTTAACTTTTGAGTTAGAACATGATGCAGAATTAATTGCTGATGACTTTAAATTAAGTAGCGATTTGGTGCAGCACATTATGACTTATATGGTTGAATTAGGACTATTTGAAGAAAGCAATGGAATGATTACTTGCTTAAAAATGGCAAGTAGAACAGATGAATACACACAGAAGTTACTGCAAAGCATTAAGAAGTATCCCGATAATATCACGACACTATCGGCACATAGTCTGACAAAGTCCGTTCTAATAGAAGAGAATAGAACAGAAGAGATTATATTAGATAAGAAAGAAAAGACTATAAAGACAGAAGTGCTTGAGGATTACTTTGAAGACTTTTGGTACAAGTACCCCAAGAAAGTAGGAAAAGAAGCTGCACGTAAGGCATGGAATAAAGCAAACCCTGACATCATTAAAGTTATTGATGCTATCAACTGGCAAAGAGAAACTAAGCAATGGCAAGCAGAGGATGGTAAATACATTCCTAATCCTGCTACTTACTTAAACCAAGGTCGCTGGATGGATGAAGCACCAGAACAAGCAGCACCATTCTAGGAGCTATTATGATTGAAACTGACAAAAAAGCATTTAAAGATATGGTAAATGCCGTGTTTACTATTTACGGAAAGCCATTACCTGAGAAAGAGATGCTACGTATATGGTGGCATAAGCTAGAGCGATTTGATTTTAATGTTGTTGGTCGTGCATTTGATAAGTGGACAGATACACCAAACAAGTTACCTCAACCGGCAGACATAGTTCAAATATGCAAGCCAAGGGAAGCTGAATACCATGCTTTGCCATCACCAGCTAGTTATGCTGAGAACAAAGAGAACGTAGATAAGCTGAATAAGTTTATTGCAGAAAAGCTAAAACCTAAGACTGATTATCATGCTTGGGCTAAACGGATATTAAAGACTCCGCAAAACTTTCCGGAGATGTCAGTAGATGCTGCACGTAAATTGCTATGGGAAAATTATGAAGTGGCTTGAGCAAGACAAGTATCACATTAGCTCAGGCGCATGGACTATAGCTAAATATTACTCAGCTACTGGAGTTAAGTATGGTCTGAGTCATCGCAATAAGAACCTAGGTTACTTTGACACGGTGGATCAAGCCAAAAGAAAAGCCAAGTAATCATTGCATATTTTATACAGCGTGATATATAATAATTCTATCAACGACAGAAAGGGTTATTAATGACGCACACAGAGTTAAAAGAGTTACGCACTAAAACAGGCTTATCACAGAAAGAGTTTGGCACTAAGTTGTTTAAGACTAGGGATAGCATTGCCAAGTACGAATCAGGCAAGTTTACGATTCCTGCTTACATGGATATTTTAGTAAAGGCTGTGTTTAGTGAAAATAATGCTTGATTGCTCACCGGCTAAAATTGAAGAATATGCTAAACGCTATAACTACAATTTTGGTCAATTGAGAACTCCACTAACAGCTTACGCTTTAAGCGGTAAAGTTTACGGA